GGGTGCTTTTGAGTCTTGCGAAAACCCTGTATTGGACGCAATCGAAACAAAGTTTACGGATGCTGTGATGAAAAATATATCAGCGTAATGAGTGTAATAGATGCACCTTCAGCTGTGAATTATCGGCTACAAAACTTTGCTGAATTGGTAGCGTTGACCGGAACTCGGTGGTTTCCGGACATGATTCCGCAGAACACAGCAAAACCTTGCGGGTATTATGAGCAGACGGATTCGACAGACGAAACTGACGCGATGGGGACGAGCGAAGGGGTTGAATCAACAAACTTTGAATTAACGATTGTTGGCGACACGAAAGCAAGTTGTCAGTCGGTCATGGCGAAAGTTAAAAAGGCGTTTCGGCGATGGTCAGCAACTCAAGACGGCTTTGTGGTGATGGATTGCTTTCTGGAGGGAACTGATACCGGATACTCGAATGATTCTTTAGAGTTTATTGGCGCGGTCAGGATAAAATTAATGCACCAAACGACATAAAAAATGGCAAAAGAAATACTTAAGAATCAGCGGATATTTCTTGGCGGGTACGAGTTTACGACCATCAGTAATAGTGTCAAAATGTCGTTTACCCGTGAAACACCAGACGCTACGACATTCGGATCAAGCGCAAAAAAGAGGATACCAGGTCTTAAAGATGCGTCTATTGGGATTGGCGGTTTTGTCGATTATGGCATAACTGGGTCGTTGCTTGGGCATGATCAGTCTCTTTATGATGGGCTTGTCAGCGCATATGGCGATTTGCTTATGTCTATTATCCCGCAGAGTCCTATTGCCGGAGGTACTGCGTTTTTTGTAAACGCTCAGTATTCAAGCCTTGATCAGCTAGGCAAAGTCGGTGAAGTACAGCCGTTTTCTTTGGCAGGCGCCGGTGACGGTGGCGCGTACCGTGGAAAGATGATGGTCATACCGACAACTGATATTACGGCAACCGGTTCCAGCGCGGTCTATAACGACACAACTGCGGCTGCCGGAAAAAAGATCAGGATAGCACTGCATGTTACATCCATTACGGGGACTACACCTACCATTGCATTCGTGCTCAATTCCAGTGCTGTAGTTGGAATGACTTCACCAACGGTATTAGCGACGTTTACAAGCATGAACGCTATCGGCACTCAATACTTTGAGGTGACTCTTGCAAACACAAACGCATACTTCCAGTTGGCTTATACGGTAACAGGAACATTACCACACATTACAGCACTTGCAACTTTCTCAATTCTTTAAGGGATAAAAAATGGCAAAAACGACAATTACCAACGCATACGTTCAGATCGTAAACAACGACGCATCAGGGAACACGTTTGATTTATCGGATCACGTCCAGAGTGTAACGCTCAAGTACAGCCGGGAAACCCCTGAAAGCACGTCAATGGGCGCATCAGCTAAAGGGCGGTTGACCGGGTTGCAGGACTGCACGGTCAACCTTAATCTTTATCAGGACTACGCAGCGGGAAAGGTTGATGCTGCTTTATGGGAGCTTTTTAACGCAGCAAGTTCAAGCACCATCACGATTAAGCCCGCAAACGCAGCAATAAGCGCAACAAACCCGAGATACTACGGAAACGTGATTGTAAGCAACTATGAACCATCAAGCGGCAAGGTGGGAGATATTGCGATGCAAAACATCTCTTTACCAGCCGACGGCGCAATTCTTAGAGCGATAACTTAATCATAAATCATTAAATCAGCACTTATGAAGAAGGTTGTAAGATCCGAGAAAGAATCTCTTTTGTCTCAAGATTGGTTTCGGACTGTCGATGTTGTTGTTCCTACTAAAAAAGGTACGGCGACATTATGGATAAAAGAGTTGAATGGAGAGCAGCATGCAGTCATTCGATCACGGATGGTTCAGCATCGAGACCGTATTGGTTTGACGGATAGCGATCATTTGACCGTTGAATTGTTTCAGCACTTGTGTGACGAGTGGTCGATCAGGTCATTGATAGATAGCGACGGGGAGTTTATGTTTGCGACAGATGAGGAGGTTGATTCTGCCGCAAAGACATTGCCGCCAACAGTCAGGAAAATTGTCTGGGATGCTGTGGATGAGCTGAATGTCATAACGATAACAAAAGTTGATGAACTCAAAAAAAAATTGAACGGGACGGTAGAGACTGGTTTATCTACCACACAAAACTTAGCCGTGAGTTAGGATTTCCGAGCAGACGGCGTATGCTCCGTGAGTTGACAAGTGCTGAGCTCGCGGAGCATAATATTTTTGATCAGATGACGAATGACGACGCGATTGAAAAAGCACTTGATGAGGAAGAAGAAGGGTTAGCGGAAAAAGCATTGACAAAGGCAAGAGAGTATAAACGTCGGTAACAATGGCAGCAAGTAAAAGCATCGGTAATTTATACGCCAGTCTTGGCTTGTCAACAGGCCCTTTCACAAAATCCGTTGAGGACGCAAAAAAAGGGTTCAGGGATTTAAGCGATTCTGCAGCATCGAGTGGTACGGGAATGGGGACTCTTCAAGGAGGGGTAACTAATCTTGCCGGCGGCTTTACATCACTTGTCCCTGCTATTGCTGGCGTAACCGCGGTGTTGGGTGGAGGAGCTGCTTTTGCTGGTTCGGTTAGTGCTTTTCTTGATCTTGCATCTGGCGTTAAGCAGCTTGAGACTCGTTTCGGTATGTCCGCTGAAGCTGCATCACAAATGTCCACACAGCTTAAGCTTGTCGGAATATCCACGGATGATTATACGTCGATGGCGTTTAAATTGGACAAGCAGGTCAAAAGCAATGAGGCTGGGTTAAATGCGATGGGTGTCGCTACACGAGATTCAAACGGACATTTACTTGATCAAAAAACGTTAATGGAAAACGCTACAACGTCAATGATGAGTTATGCTGCCGGAACTGATCGGAACGAAGCAGCAATGCGATTATTTGGCAAGTCCGGCGATGATGCTATGAGCTTGATGAAATTAAATGAAGCGACATTACAGCGCGCAGCAGTTTTAACGGACGCTTACGGACTTGCTCTTAATGATGTTTCATTGCAAAAAGCCAAAGATTACAAGATCGCAATGAATGAGGTGAAGCTTGCCGGTGAATCTGTCGCATCGCATATTGGAGAAGCGATGGTACCGACATTGACGACGCTTGCTCAAACGTTTACCGATATCGCTGTCGATGTTGTCCCAAGCCTTAACAATGGGTTCGATCTCGCAGGGACGGTATTCTCTGGAGTCGCTGATATCTTTAAATACGGTGTCGATGCGGTCCATCAAATCTTTAATTCGCTATCAGGTATCGTCAGTAGTGCATTCGGATCCGACATGCCCGCAGATTTTTTCACCTGGTCAACGGCGATGAATGTGGCCGGTACGGCTGTAACCGTTATCGTGTCAGGAATGAAGGTGGCTATTGATACGCTCGTCTTCGCTGTGCAATCGGCAGGGATAGGGATAAGTGTGCTCAGTTCTGCGGCTGGTGCAGCTATTTCAGGCGATTGGGATAAAGTGACATCGATTGTTCAGAAGGGGTTTTCCGATGTACAGGCATTCCAAAGTACTTACTCCGCAAAGATGGCGGCAAATGCGATAAGTGTCGAGGCATCGTTAACTAAGATATGGATGTCCAACGATAAGGTATCTGAGTCAAACAAAAATCACGGAAAAACGCTTGATGATTTATCGGGGAAACAAAAAGCGGCGACGGGTGCAACCGACGACGGCACTGCAGCGTATAATAGGCAAGTCGATGCCTTTAATGCGCTCATCGACGAAAACATAAAGGTAGATGCAGCAATGGCGAAGGTGTCAGCGTCAACTCTTACAGTGCAGCAAGCGACGGACAACTTGACTGCGGCAGATAAAGCGCTGGCGGAGGTAAGGGCACAATCACACACGTTAATCATGCAGGGGGTGCAAGATGGAGTTGATTACGTCGCGATTAAAAAACAAGAAGAAGCCGCTGAAAAACTTGATCATCAGGCGAAATCAGACTTAAATAAAGTAAAAGAAGCATCTATAAAGTTTGAAGAAGACCTAAACAAAGCCATTGCCGCCAACATCATACAGAGCGGGATATTGGTACCGAATATCATGAGCGTGAAAGATGCTCAAGCGGCTTATAATGCGACACTGCAAGCGGGCCATGAACTCGCTGTAAGCGGGCTCGCTGACGGGGTATCAGAAAAAGCGAATAAAGAGCAGCAAGTCATAGCTGCGAATAATCTCAAAGCGGCTCAAGATAACCTTAAGCTCTCAACTCAAAACGTATCGACAGCGGTAACCGACGTTCAAGCTGCATACGTAGCATGGGGCGGGACTGCAAATCCAGCGGTTACTGCTCTTGCTACCGACATCGGGAAGATGAACGGATCGCTCGGGAGTACGCTCACGGTTTTGGGCGATGTAGCCAAGGCTTTTGGTGGCGCGTTTGGTGATACAGTATCAAAGATCATCTCTGTTTTAAACGCGCTCAACTCGGTTAATAATGCTCTCGGTAGCATGTCAACGCTTGCAAATTCCGTAGGGCAAGCACTTGGGCTTATAAGTGGAAGCGGGTCAAGTTCTGGCGGAGTTGGTGGATTGATAAGTGCAGGATCAACATTGAGCACGGTCGGGAGCGTTACAGGAATAAGCAGTGCTCTTGGCCTAACGGGAAGCGCTGCAGCTGCCGGTGGGGCTATTGCAGAAGCCGGTGGATATGGCGCCAGTATAGTTGCATCATCGTTGGCGGAAGGTTCGGCAGCTATTGCTGAAGGGTCTGCACTTGCTGAAGGGTCTGCACTTGCAGCGGGTACGGCGACGGAAGGGGCAAGTATTTTGGGAACTCTCGGCAGCGTTGCATCTGTCGCTCTTCCCCTCCTTCTTGCCGGCGGCGTAATCTATGGTGTATCGTCACTGCTTGGAGGCGGCCACAGCGATGAGCTGACCGCAAACCTCGACAGACGGACGCAGAATGAATACAACAAGATCGTAGAAATGGCCAATGCGGGAAATTCTGAGGCTTTGGCGGTTTTACAGGCGACGGGCGGAACGTACTCAGGCTGGAGAAATGCTACAGGATCGTCGCTATCCGGCATCGTGCCGGATTCGGTTGTCGGTAGTGGCAGCATCTCGGATACCGATTGGACTGGAGATATGGGCTTAAAGCTTGTTAACTACATCGCATCTCATGACACGGTGGCAAGTGCGATGAGTGGGCAAGCGACTGGGCCGGAACTTTCAGGGTTTACCGGATTTGCAGCGGGTGGGGCTTTTGGTGGCGGGTTGCGATTAGTTGGTGAGCATGGCCCGGAACTTGAAGTGACCGGCCCGTCCAGAATCTACAGTAACAGCGACACGACAGCAATGTTGGATAACTCGAAAATTGTTACAGCCTTACAAGATTTGAAGGAAATATTATGGACTCTAATTAATCTTGAGGGCGATCAAAAAGTTGTTGGCGATAAGATGTATAACATCCTCGACAGAGTGACACAGGGCGGAACTCGATTAAGAATTTACGCAGCATGAGGATCATAAATCTTAAAGATACTAACTCCGACACCGTTATAGCGTCGGATATTGATTGGAATTATTATTTAGGCACAGGTACGGTTTGGACTGCATGGAGTTCTGATACCAGTTATGCGGTAGGAGTTATTGCTTTCGCTTATGAGTACGCAGAGTATGTTAGTGAATCAACAAGCGGGGAACCGCACGCTGTATTTAAGGCTTTAGCTGTAATAGATGGATCCGCGACTGATAATAAAAACCCGTGGGTAGATTCTTCAAGATGGGAGCATATTGGAACGTCTGATAAATGGGCGGCTTATGATGACCTCTTATCAACATACAGCCAGAGAGTGACCAGTCACACTGTCACTATAGATAGCGCGGGGTGTAACTACGCTATCTTGACCGGTCTCGATGCAAATAGCGTAACATTTACACTCCGAAGCACATATTTGGGCACGATCAAAAAAACTGAAACGATCAATCTCACTTATCCCCAGACTTCATCTACCTGGTGGGCATACTTCTTTGAACCAAAAAAAAGAATACGTCAGCTGGTCTGGGAGTTTCCGACTTATTCGGGTTCGGCTTTGACTGCGGTTTTCACTACAGATACTGGCGAAATGGTAAAAGTTGGAAGTTTTAAGGTTGGATGTGCTTCAGATAGAATTTTTGGTGCACAGAAAGGTCTTACCTCTAAATTACGAGATTATACTACAAAAGGTACGTTTTACGCGATCAGTGCAGGGCCCAATGCGCGGGACATTGACTTTACGTGCTATTTGACAAAAGACAATGTCGATCAAATTGAAGATCTTTTTTCCGCGCAAATCGGACGGATCGCAGCATATGACTGTAATGATGAGCAAGAATCCCGCACAGGAAGCCTTGCTGTCTTGGCAATTATTAACAACTTTACGAGAATTTTCGAGTATAAGGACATTATAAAATGCAACGTATCACTGACAGGAGTTACTTAAGATGGCAATAACAGCTTTATCGACATACTCGGGGGTAACTCCAAACAAAGATACTCAAACTCCAACGGTTTTTTCGGGAGCGTGCGATACATCGTTTTCGTGGA